CATCATCTACAGGGGCGGGGACAATAGCTGAGGCATACGATAAAATCTTTCCAGTAGAAATTTGTACGCCTTCGAGAGAAGAAGTCATAAGGCGAGTATACCCGCCAGGAGTCACAACTTGTAGTCGGCTCAATTCTTTCCCGGAGATCCAATTATAATACAAGATTGCACCTACACCAAACCAAGAACCCATTGGGGTGAGCATAATGAGTTCATGGTCTGGTGACGTTGACCGACGGTCAACTAAATATGATGCAACCTTATATGGTACTCCCCACAACATCTGGTATGCTACAAGGTGGTCAGTGGCATAATTCCAGACGTGATGTGAGTACATAGCTCCTCCAGTAACGTTGTACCTTATTTGATTTTGCTCGTCAAAGGTATAACTGTAATTCTTGGCAATTTTACTGACTTGGTCAGGTTGCACAGTATAAATCACAGTTGGATGGACATTGACACACAGGAACTCTGGCATGTCAATATATTGGTCAACATCTACAAGCGCTACTAGAGGGTGAGCGGGTAATTCGAGTGGTTTTGGTGTTGTTGTTAAATCTTTCGTCCAATAATATGAACGTGATCCCACTCGGCCATTCCTCTCGTCAGCACGCGAACTCTGGACGTAATATGCTTGTCGTCCCAGAATACTGGCTAATCGATCGATGAAACTGGAAGCTGATGATCGGTCAGCTGCAGCTTCACCATGAGTATGGTCTGGAGCGGGCTTGAACGTTGGCATCACCGTGTCGTTGAAATTGGTTCGAACGACTTCGGCGGAATACGTTGGGGCTCGCTTCATTTTGTTTACGATGCGGGTCTTTAGATATTGTACTTTATGGCGATAAGAGTAGGTTGAACTAATAGCCAAATATGCGTATCTCAATCCTGCACATAGACCCAGGAGGGTATGTAAACCTCCAACTGGTCTTAATACAGGGTGATATGCGACATATTTATAAGTACGGGCAGTTGTTTTCAAAGCACTGGGAGCGGTAGTAATTATGCTCCGCGAATGTTTCAATATCAACAATAATGTTATTATAGACGCACCGGCACATGAAACTTTGATTAACGCGCGTTTCAGAGCGCCATCATGGGGCCCAGGTAAAGCAACCTGGACCCCCAAAGCCCCATCACCCACGCGGGTGACAGGGCGTGTGCTACTCAAGAACTCAGACAGCTTGGCAAAGAGCGTTCAGAGCATGGGCAGCACAAC